GCGGTTTAGTGTTACGTTTAGGTAACACGGTGGGGGAGGTAGAGGCTACCTCCCCCGAGGGGGTCACTTCGCCCCCTGGAGGCGCTGGATCAGGGGGCTCACGCGGGCGAGGCTCGCGCGAGCTTCGGGGATCTCCGCGACCCGGAGCCCCGAGGTGATCGCCGTGCGGAGACTCGGGATCACCACGTCCGGGTCGCGGTCCACGATCCCCTCGACGATCTGGTAGTACACCGCGGCGCGCTTTCGACGGAGCGGCTCATCCTGACCCTTGGTGCTCGCCAGGTAGGTCGCGAGCATCTCCAGCACCGCGAAGGTCCGGTCGATTCGGTCGGGGTTGGCCGCGAACACCACGCGCCCGTCGAGCACCTCCACCGGGTCGGGGAGGTCGGCCACCGCCTCGAAGCGGAGCAGCTCGCCGCACGCGCCCTCGCCCACGAACGCGGCGATGTACGCGGCCCGCTCCGCCACGGAGAGCCCGTGGATCGTCGCCCCCGCGTAGGCACGCGTCGCGAACTCCCACGTCCGCGGGGTCGGGAAGGCGAGGCTCGCCGCCGGGTCGTTCGCGTCGGGCTGTTGCGCGAGCAGCCCCGGCCGCCGCCGAATGAAGGCCCCCACGAGCCCGCGCGCGCGGGCGAACGCTGCGCCCCACTCCTCCTCGACCCGCGCCTCCAGGCTCTCGGGGACGAGCGGATCGATCTCCCGATCGCTCCCCGCGAGCCAGTCCGCCCACGCGGTCGCGTCGGGCGCCGGGAAGTCGAGGTGCCCCATCCGGTTCGCGAGCGGCATCGCAAGGTCATTCCCGTTCGCCGCGATCGCGACGGGATTCGCCGCGGCCATGAAGCGGACCCCCGGCACCGCCTCCACGTCGCCCGCCGCACCCGTCAAGAACACCTGCATCAGCGCCGCCTGCACCGTAGGAGAGCACGAGGTCGCCTCGTCGAATAGCTGGACTGCGCGGCCCGCGGCGTTCACGCGAGCGACCCAGGGCGCCGCGAGGGCGCGCACCGAGCGTCCGTCGGGCGAGGGCATCATCAGCCCCGCGATGTCCGAGGGCTCCGAGATCGAGCCGATCGTGCACGAGAACGAGAGCCCGCACGCCTCGGCGAGCGACTCGATCACGCTGCTCTTACCCACGCCCACCGGCCCCCAGTAGATGAGAGGGAGCCCCCACCGGCCCTTGTGGCCGGGGGTGAACCAGTTAGCGCGGGTGATGTTCTGGAGGTTGTCGATGGAGAGGCTCATTGTGTCCTGTGGTCTGTGAGGTTCGAGGCGGGCTCCGTGCCCGCGAGGGATAGGTACTACGCCCGAGGGGAGGATGCCAGCGGTTTAGTGTTACGTTTGCGTTACAGCGGCCACCTCACGCCTCGACCTGCACGAAGTCCCCGAACGGCGCGAAGCCCGTCGGGCCGCCGGAGGTCACGACCCAGATCGTCCGCACCCCCGAGGGGTTCGTCGGGCGGTCGCAGGGGTAGCCGTCGGTGACGAAGATCACCACGTTCGGGCGGGAGTTCGCGGGCTCCGCGGCGAGTCCGTCGAACACGGGCTGGAACCGGGTACCGCCGCCGCCTCGGAGACTCGCCGCCGCCTCGCGCCACGTCGCCACCTTGCGCGGGCGCCCGTGCACCTCCGCGTCGCAGCACACCACCTCCACCCCGCGCACGGCGCGGAGCACGCCGTCGATCTCGCCCATCGCCTGCTCGATGTCGGAGCCGCTCATGGAGCCCGAGGTGTCGATCACCACCCGGACGCGCGGTACCGGAGTCCGGGTGCCTGCCAGGATCGGGGAGGTCGGCCCGTACCCGACCACCCCCTGCCGCCGCGAGAGCCGCGTGTAGGTGTGGTCCGCCTGCCCCCGCACGTACTCGACGGCGCGCCGGAGCGCGCGCGCCAGCTTCGAGCGCCACGGTACCCGCGAGGGCCGCATCCGATCCTGCGCCCACGCGAGGAGGGCGCCGAGCGCCTGCGAGCCCGCGGATTTTTTTGAGTGCTCCACGATCGCCGCCGCGACCTCCTGCCGCGCCGCCTCGATCTCCGCCTCCGACCGCTCCGCGCCCGCAGGCGTCTCAGGCTCCCCGTCGAGAGGGTTCCCCGCGCCGGAGCCGCAGTGCCCGAAGGGATCGCTCGCGAGCGCATCCGAGAGTGCTTGCGCGCGCCCCCGTACACTTTCGCCGTCGCCTTTCCCTTCGCCCTCGCCGCTCGCGCCGCCTTTGCCCTCGCGGGCGGTCTGGAGGAGGAGATCGTAGATCTCCAGCATCGAGAGCCCCGGCGGCACCCCAGGCTGCTCCTGCCCGTGCTCGTCGGTGTAAGAGCCCCATGCGGGGTTCTCAGGGAAGCACCCCGTCTCCGGGAGTTTCGCGCCACCGCGGCGCACCTGGTCGTTGATCCTGATGTCCATCGCGATGTTCGCGATGCGCGGATCGAGCGAGAGCCGCTCGATAGCCGCCACGTCGTCGAACAGGATGTGGAGTAGCTCGTGCTCCAGCACCGCCGCGATCTCCTCCTCGCTCCACTGCGCGAGGGCGCCGGGCGTGTAGAGCAGGGCGCGGGAGCGGGTGACCCCGAAGGTGTCCACACCTGGATCCCCAGGGTGCCGCCGGATCTTGTCCTGCTCCACGTAGGCGAGCGCGTAGAGGAGCGAGGAGTAGTAGGGGGCTCGGTGGAGGAGGAGCGCCCGCGCGGTCGCGAGCTTGCCTTCCTTGACCTTGCCCCGCGTCGTCTTTGCTGTCTGTGCCACGAGATAGATATACTCCCACGCCCGCGAAACTGCACAAAGAAAAGTGTTACGTTTGTGTTACATCGAGGTGAACCGCCCCCCCGCGAGACGAGAAACCCTAGACCCTAAACGTCGCGGAGGGCACGACGCTCCGCACGGAGGGCGTCGATCGCCTCCCGCTGCGAGCGCGCGGCGTCCCGGAGGGAGGAGTACTCCGCGGCGTCGATGCCGGGCCGGGCCATCATCCCCCGCATGTCCGCGAGGTCCGCGCGCATGGAGGCGACCTGCCGGTCGAGCCGCTCGCGCTGGAGTCGCACCGCCTCGCGCCGGGCCGCCTTCCCCCGCTGCCCGAGCGGGGCGTCCGCCGCTGCCTTGTCGGTCGCCCTGCGCGCCTCGCCTGTGACCTCGACGGTGCGAGCAGGCCCCCACGCCTCGCGCCACGGGACCACCACCTCGCGGTCGCGCGGGCGGTTCGGGGGGTGGTCGTAGTACCCCGCGATGTAGGGATCGAAGAATTTCTCCTCGACCGGGACGGTCTGCCCGTTCAGCACGATCGAGTCCTTGCCCGTGCGCTTGTCGAAGGTCGCGACGAGCCGCTTCATCATCCGTGCGCCGCGCACCACGATCCGCCGCTCGCCCGTGCCCGAGGGGAGCGGGATCGGGATCGGCGCCGGGGCGGTCGGCACCACCGCGGGCACAGGCGCGCGCATGGTCGCCGCTCGTGCGCGCGGAGGAGGCGGAGCTGGTACCGCCGGGGTCTTTCGCATCGCGCGCCAGGCCGCGCCGTTGTACGCGCGCGACATCTCGGTACGGGTGATCGTCTCGGCCATCCACCGCTTCGCCGTGATCGCCGAAGCTGCCGACACCTGGAGCACCACCTTCGCGTCCTTGACTCGCGTACCCGGAGTGATGGAGGCCGCTCGCGCGCGCACGAGGGCCAGCACCGCCGCCGCGAACGCGAGGAACAGGAGCAGGGTGCGGCGCCGCTCCTCGGGCGACGGATCTAGCTCGGGGTCGCCCTCGGGGTCGATCTGGACCCGAGGCGATCGCGGGTCGATCAGCATCCGATCGCCCGAGGTGAGGTACGCGGAGACGTCCGTGTAGGCGCTCCGCGCCGCCATGGCACGGGCCGCGAGGAGCGAGAGCCCGAGCGCGGAGGCGAGGCGCCCGAGGGATCGATCGACCTCCCGTGTCATCGCCTCCTGCGCGCTCACCCCCCACGACCCGTACTCGTCAGGGACGCTCGCGATCGTGCGCCCGATCTCCTCCGCCGCGTCCGTCAGCGTGCGCCGGGTCTGCGCATCGACCGTCCGCTCCAGCGCGCGGAGACGCTGCGCCTGCCGCTCGTCGAGCGCCTCGATGCTCACCCGTCACCCTCCTCCTCGTCCTCGTCCTCCTCCTCCTCCTCCTCCCCGTCGGCGCCCTCGTCCTCCTCCTCGTCCTCCTCGGGCGGCTCAGGCTCCGCGCCTTCCTCGGGGGCGTCGTCCTCCTCCTCGTCCTCCTCGGTCTGCATCGCCGCGGTGCGGAGCGCGGCGTCGAGGGCTGACGTCTCCTGCCCCTTCTCGGCCGCGATCCGGGTCAGCTCCTCCGCGGCATCGATCCCGAGGTACCGCGCGAAGGTGCGGACGCTGGACTCCGCGGAGACGATCGCCGCCGCCTTGCTCGTGGTGAGCGCGCGCGCGATCTGCTCGACCTGCGCCGAGGTGGGCTCCCAATAGGGGGGCCACGCAAAGGTGACGTGCGATCCGGCCCCGACCTCCTGCGGCGCGACCTGCACCCGAGGCTCGGGCGCCTCTCCGCGAGCGAGGGCCGCCTCCGCCTCCTCGGCGGTCGGCTGCACGCGCGTCACGACCGGCGGGAGCACGATCCCCCCGCGTGGATCTTCCATGCTGGACACCCCGAGCACGCGCCCGAACTCCACGAAGATCCGCGCGAGCGACTGCATCGTCACCACGAGCGGCACCCGGAGACGGTTCGTCTTTGCCTCCATCGATCTCCACAGGAGCTGGATCGCCTCGCCCGATCGGTACGCGCCCGCCACCGAGGGGTTCACGATCACGCACTCCGCCGTCTCGCAGACCTGCATGTAGAGCCGCTCCGCGACCTCCAGGCCCACCCGGATCGAGACGCCCGACATCTCCAGGTACTTCACGCTCCCTTTCGGCGAGAGCGGGATCGCTGCCCCCGTACCCTTGCGCAGCACCTCGCCGCGAAGGTACCGCTCCTCGTCCTGGATCACGAGCGTCGGGTCGGTGTTCGCCTTGGTCGCGCGCACGATCGCCGACTGCACCCGGTCCAGCTCGTCCATGAGGTGCTGGCACCCCTCGAAGTCCGCCATCCCGTCGGGCGAGCGAGTGTTGCGCGTGCGCTGGTACCAGACCACCGGGCAGCGCGTCAGCCCGTGCCGCACACGCTCGCGCACCGGGACGGGCTTGTCCGAGGGCCACGCCTTCGGCACGTCCTGGTAGTAGATCACCTCCTCCTCCGTCCACCGCCGCGTCGTCCACACCTCGACCGTCTCCATCCCGCCCGTCTCGGGGTTCGGCTGGAGCCGCGAGACGAGCCGCTGCTCGATCACGTCCGCGGGCTGCCAGTACGCGGCGGTCGCCCACCGGAGCACGATCACGTCCTCGGGGTAGAGCACCTCCGCGGTAGGCATCCCATCCACTACAGCCGCAGCGATCGCCGCGGAGCCGCACGCCCCCGCGACGTCGCTCGCCTCCATCAGCACGTCCCAGATCATCGCCTCGCGGAACACCGCGCGGAGGTACCGCTCGGTCGCGTCGTCCGCCGGGACGTCGATCGTCGGCGCCCGCCCCTCGCCGAGCAGCATCTCCGTGAAGCGCGAGACGATCTGCCGCCCGAGCGGGACCGACGCGGAGGGCTTGCGGCGCCCGTACGGGATCGCGTTCGTCGGCACGAACCCACTCGGCCGGAGACGCTCGCGCATGTACCCGACCCCAGGATCGCGCGGCATCCCGTCCCACGTCGAGGCATGGTGGTCGTGCTGCCGCACCTCGAAGAAATGCCGGTACTGCGCGAGCATCTTCCCCCGCTCCGTCTCGGCAGGGCGAAGGATCATGATCGAGTCGGGAATCGCAGCCGCGGCGTCCGCAGCGGCCATCGCCTGCTCGGCGGTAGCGGTCGTGTTGATCGGGTCCATGGTCAGCGGCTCAGGGAGTCGATGTCGAAGAAGCTCGGGGAGAGACGCCCCGCCGTCGGAGAGGCGCGGATCGCCTCGCGGCAGATCCACGAGGCGGAGAGGTGGTCGCCCATGTGCTCCTCGGGCGAGTACGCGACCGCCTCGGAGATCCACTCCCCGACGATCGGGGGCGGGCGTAGCTCATCGTCGCACGGGATGATCCACTTCCCCGCCGCCAGCTCCATCCCGAGCGACTCGACCCCGAACTGCGGGTGATGCTTGTTCGCGCCGGTCGTGTGCCCCTTGATCGGGATCGAACTCAGGGACGAGGCGAAGTCCACGATGAACCGCTGCGCGGCGTTGTCCTCGACCGCGATCTGCGAGCCGTAGCGCGTGTGCACGTCCACGAGCTGCTCGATAATCTGCGGCCCCGTCCAGTGCCCCGCGCGGAGATCCACGATCTGCCGCGACCCGTCGGGGAGCACCGCGACCGTGAACATCACCGTCTTTGCGCCCGCCCCCCGCACCCCCAGATCGACCCCCGTGTACGTCGGGGCGTCGGAGGGCGACCACCGATCGAGCAGCCGCATCCCCCGCCCGCGCTCCAGGCACGTCGCGAACCACGCCCGCCGGATCCGCCCCTCCGTCGCGTCCGCGTACTCGTTATAGAGCATGAGCCGGGAGTAGATCGGCCCTAGCTCCCGCGCCCGAGCGTCGAGCGCATCAAGCGTCCACATCTCGGGGATCAGCGGGCGCCGCCCGCCCTCGTCCTCGACGATGCAGGCGTGCCGCTCGACGTGGAACGACGAGAGCCGGGCGAGCCGGGCGAGGATGTCGTCCTCATGCCAGACGTGCCCGACCGCCCACACGCGCCCGCCATGTCGCGGGAGGCGCGAAAGCACCTCGCCCGATACCCAATCGGCGAGGTGATCGCGTTGGTGCGCGGAGAGGGTGTTCTCCAGGTTGCACACGTCGTCCAGGATGATCAGGTCCAGACGCGACCCGAGGATCGACCCGAACGCTCCGAAGATCTGGATCGAGGGGTCGGGGAGCACGTCGTCACGCTCCACCCGGATCGAGGAGGATCCCCACATCCGCAGGCTCCCCGTCGCCGGCCGCAGCCGCGGGAAGATTGCGTGGAGCCACCGCGACCGCTCGATGTCCCCCTTGATCGCGGAGAGGATCTTCCCCGGCAGCCGCATCGTGGACGACACCACCCCCACCCGGAGGTTCTGGTTACGTCCTAGCTCCCACTCGACTCGCCAGCGAGTAACACTGTTCGATTTGCCATGTCCGACGGGGGCGTATAGCACCACCCGATCGTGCTCGGAGAGCGTGCGGTGCCACCCGCGGTGCACCTCGGACATGGCGATCGGGCGCCCGCCTTCGAGGCGCCCGACCGCCTGCGCGTACTCGGCCGGGTCGCGCCGGGCGCGGAGGATCTGCCGCCGCACCGCGAGCTGCGCCAGTGCGCGCCGATCATCCGCGTCGATCATCCGCGTCGATCACCGCTTGCTCGCCACCCGCGCCTCGATGAACGACCGGAGCATCGCGCGCACGTCATCGACACCGTGCCCGAGGCACTCGCGGATCTCGGCGAGCCCGCGGGTGCCGAGGTGCCGCATGGCGATCGCCATCGCCTCGTCGCGAGCCGCGCGGGCCGACTCCGCCGTCCAGGCGTCCTCCGCCTTGAGGCGCTTCACGAGGGTCTGCTCGATCTCCTCGACCGCGGCGTTCGCCGCCTGCGTCATGCGAGCCGTCGCGCACTCCAGAGAGGCGAGGTGCGCCCGCGATCCCATGTAGTCCGCGGCGCGCTTCGCGAGCCAGGCGAGGGCGCCGGTGAGCGCGGAGGAGGCGAGGGCGAGGAGGGCGATCGCGGTCTGCGTCGCGACGGTCATACCCTCCGCACGGAGGGCGTCGAGGAGCATCGGGTCCATCGCCCTAGTCTACTCGCCCTCGAAGTCCTCCGGGGAGGGCTCCTCGGCCCCGATCGAAACGATCCCGTACCCCCGATCGGGTCGCTCGCCCGTCGCGAGGTAGTGATCGATGTCCTCCTCGGTCCAGCCCCGGTAGTCGGGGAGGAGATCGTCGATCGCGTCCGTCGCCGGGCCGGAGGCGCCCACCCCGTCGAGAAGCGACACCGAGGCCGGTAGCACCGCCTCCGCGGAGAGGTCGATCCGCGCCTCCCGAGGGAGGCCGGAGAGCGGATCCTGACGCTGGTGCGGGGAGTCGTAGATCGCGCGGAAGGCGTGCGCCACGTCCGTCAGGTCGGTGTAGGGCTTGAGTGCTCGGAGCGCGTCGATCACGTTGCGGGGCGGGACGATCTTGCCGATCGCTCGGCGAGAGCCCGCAGGGAGCTGCGCATTCTCGGCGAGAGCGCGCCCGAAGTCATTGAGGAGCATCGCGACGATCTGTTGCGCGATCTTGACGATCCCGAGCTGCCGCCGGAGCCCCTCGACCCCCTGCGCCCCAACCTCCTCGGCCGCCTCCATCGCCCGCCCCCGCATCTTCGCCGCGACCTCCAGGAGCCGCGTCGAGTAGGAGGGCATCCCGTCCGCCTCCGAGCCTTCGCGTAGGCACCATGTGAGCTGCGCACGCGACATCCCGGTCCCCGCGAGCACCTGCGCGGCGGTGTGCCCGGTCGATACTAGATCCCACCCCTTCGCGTACTGCATCGCCGAGACGCGGAGCGGCCCGATCCCCCCGCCGGTCGCCTCCGCGACCCGCTCGCCCTCGCGCTTCTCCCACCGCTTAGCCACGCCCGCCTCCCGTCCGCACCCCCCACCGGGTCGCGGTGTCCAGGCACGCCCGGAGCGCAGCGTCGAGCGCCGAGGGGTCTGGATCGGAGAGGTAGACCCACGGGCGCCCGTAGGGCGCGATCCGCAGCGCCAGCTCGTCGAGCGCGGCAGCGTAGAGCATCGATGGGTGCGGGTCGCGCACGAGCACCTCCGCCGCCTCGGGGCGCAGCGGCCCGAACTCGATCAGCTCCAGGAGCGCCCCGAGCTGGATCTTGTCCGAGATCGCCTCCGAGGCGTCGATCACGAGGTGCCCCTGCACCGAGGGCCACACGTCCGCGCCCAGCACCCTCCGCCACCACACCCCGACCCCTAGGTCTGCCGCCTCGTACCGCTCCAGGGCGCGCGCCAGCGGCTCGGAGCCGATCGCCTCGGACGAGGTACAGGCGAGCATCGCCCACCGCACACCGGGCCGCCTGCGCGCTCTCACAGCGGAGATCAGGAAGTCCGGGTCGATGTCCCCCGCGCCCACCTCGACGATGCACGCGCTCTCGCCCTCGTGCACCCCGTACGGGATCCGCGTGTAGTCGTACACCCCCGAAGGGTACCGCGCGTCATGGCGTCGCGATACGGAGCAGCGGATCCGTCTCCACGTCAAACAACGCATCCGCGCGCGCCGATCGCTTGATGCGGTCGGCCTTCTCCCGCCCCTTCACGAGCGATGCGGGCTCTTTCACCGCGTCGCGCGAGCGGGGATTCGCGGCGTCGATCTTGTCCGCGACGTATTCGAACCCGTCCGCGATCTGAACCTGTTGCTCGACTGCGAGCTCGCCGAGGAGCCGGATCTTCTCCTCCGCACGCTGCACCCGCGAGGTCACGTCGCGCCCCACCGACTTCGCCGCACCCTCCGCCGCGTCGATCGCGTCTTTCGGCGTCCCGATCGTCGAGAGGTACTGCGCCGCCGCCGAGCCGCCGCCGAGCAGCGCGAGCACGAGCGGCACCACCACATAGCGGAGCAGGAACTGCCGCGACGCCTCGCGCCGCGCATCCTCCGCCTGTTGCAGCTCCAGCATCCGCGCGAGCATCGCCTCCGTCGCCGAGGAGGCGTGGACGTGCTCGCGCCGGAGCGCGTCGATCCGCTCCTCGAAGCTCGCCGCGAGGTCGTGCTCGGCCATACCCCCACGCTATCACGCGCCGAGCGCGCGCATCGCCCTAGGCCCCCACACCCCGTCAGGCACATGACCCGACGCCCGCTGCCACGCGCGGAGCGCCGCCGCGCACCACGGCGACCACCCCGGAGCCTCTCCCACGTCGTACCCGGCACGCGCCAGGAGCAGCCGCGCGTGCGCCACATCGGCCGGAGCCGCGTAGGAGGCGAGATCGTCGGAGCGGTACTCCTCGCCGCGGAGACGGCGCGCCCACGCCTCGATCGCATCGCCGGGCGAGGTCGGGGCGCCCACGTCGCACCCGAGCAGGATCGAGGCGGGCGATAGCGTGTAGCGCGGGAGCAGGTAGTCCTCGACCAGCTCCCGAATGGCGAGCAGCCCCGCGGAGGAGGGCGCGTAGCCCCCGAGCCCGCCGCGGTGCGAGGGGATCCGGGCGAGGTAATCCACCGAGACAGTCGTAGGGTCGATTGCCGGGTGCGTGTGCGGCGTCGTCCACACGTCCGCATGCACCCGGTACACCGCGAGCTTCCCCTCGCGCGTGTCGGGGCGATCGGGCACCGCGAACGTGTGTGGGTACATCGCAGAGTCCCCGCCTCCCCCCACGACGCGACCGTCACGGTAGGTCGGGCGCGAGGCGTACCACCGCGCCAGCACCTCCAGCCCCTCCTCGCCGGGCGGGACATCGACGCCCGCCTGATAGAGCACCACGCCCCGGACCCGTCGCAGGCGATCGTCGTTCGAGTACCCCGACACCCGAGGGTCGCGGAGCGTCGGGAGGCCCCCGACCGCGTACACGCGGATCGTCGCCCCCTCCCACTCGGGGATCAGGATCAGCCCCACGTCAGCCCCCGAGCCCGAGCCCGAGCGGGAATCCAAGAGTGATCGAGGATCCCGTGTCGTGCTCAGCCGTAAACTCCTCCCCGTCTCCGAGGAGCGGAGAGGCGGTCGCGGCGTTGATCTCGCCAGCGACGAACCGGAACCGCACGATGTCGCGGTCGTTCGTCGATCCGACGGGCCATGCTTCGAGCACCGTCTGCGCGCCGATGCTCGCGGGAGGTGGCGTCGTGAACGCGGTCGGGAGCGTCACGTCGGCGGTTTGGAGAGCCTGCGCGATGCCGGGAGCGACACCGTAGGCCACGGAGAGGAGATCGCGCTGCGTGTTGGTGATCGGCATGGTGCTGTCCTATCAGACGCGGGCAAGGCCGGAGTCCACGTAACCGCAGACCACGATCGTCAGGGTCGATGTGTTGGTGGGGGGCGAGAACGCAAGGTTCTGGTGCGTCCAGGAGAACTGCCCGTCCACCGTGTGGTGGAGCGCCGAGAACACCACGGACTCGTCGAGGAGCATCGACTTATCGACTCGAAACACCCGCGGCGTATTGGTGGAGGATGCAGCCCGGTCGGAAACCTCCGTGAACACTCCTACGCCGGAGGTAATAGCTCCGTTGTACTGCGTGACGTAGTACGCGGAGTAGTGATTCGCCGTCAGAGGGCTCCACCGTCCGCCGGACAGGAACATCGGATCCTCGAACCCGTAGTTGCCCGGAACGAGAAGCGCGGTCGAGTTGATGCGCGTGTCGAACCCCGACATCGGCGGATCGTCGGGGAACCTCACCGTGTGACCGTCAAGCGTGTGCTGCCCGAGCAGCCCGTTGATCGTGCCGAACCAGTAGGTCGCCGCGCCGATGTAGGCGACCCGGATCTGCGTGGGAGCGCCCGCACCCGGCCCGCCGTTCCAGAACGGATCGTTGATCGCGCCCGAGACGAGCGCGATGTTCGTCGGGATCGGCCCGTCGAGCGGGAAGGGCGGCGTGTAGCTCGCCACCACGATCCCGTTCCCCATCCCCGCCGTGTAGGACGGGATCAGCGTCTCCGCGACGAGCGGGTTTGAGGGCAGGAACTCCCGCGGTGCAAGGTTCGTATCGTACCCCGCAGGGTAGGGCGCCGTCATCGCGTAGAGGTAGACCGGGAGCGCGTTCGGGCCGGTCGGAGGGTACGCCTCGCCGAGCGCGAAGATCGGAGAGCCCGCCGCCGCCAGGTCGATCGGGGCGGAGAGCGTCGCGATCGCCACCTCGAACGCGGTGAACCCGAACCCCACTCGCACCGGGCGAGGCGTGAGCACGTCGCCGCCGTTCGGCGCGGGCACGTCGATACCCCCACCGATCCGGTTCGGCGCCGAGTCCCCGAGGCGCGGCGAGAACACCGGCCGGCAGTAGATCAGGTTCCCCGTCGGGATCGCCAGCGCACCCCCAGGGATATACACGTACGCGAGCGGGATCCTCCCCGGCGTCCCGAGCGGTAGCACCGGCGTCGCCGAGGGCGCGCCCGCCGTCACCGTCGCCACCGGAGCAGAGCGCCGGATCTTCGGCACCGTCTGTGGGACGAACGTGTTCGTCAGAGGGTTGAAAATGTCGCGGAGGCTCGACGACTCCACCTCGTCGCCCGGAGTGATCTCGATGCAGACCCACCGAGGGAGGCCGGGCGAGACGAACGACGAGAGGTCCACCGCGATCGGGCTCCCCACCTCGATCCAGCGGTACTCCGAGTCGTACAGGCCCGCCGCCGCCGGGTCGTAGAGCACCGCCGAGCCCTGCTCGATCTGCACCGTCAGCGTCGTACCCGTCGCCGTCACGAGCAGCCCGGAGAGCACCCCGTAGAAGTCCACGCTCGGGCCGGAGAAGTCCGGGGTGGCGACCGCCACGATCGAGTTGATGTTCTGCCGGGCGATCAGGTCGGTCGCCGTGTTCCAGTCGTCCGAAAGGAACCGCTCGCGGGTGTTGATGATGAGGCGCCGGATGTCCGAGGTCATGGGGTGATCTCCGCGGTACGGATCAGAGTGAAGGATACGCCGCCAGCACGCACAGCGTCGATCGAGGAGTAGAGCGCCCCGTACTGCGCGTAGGCGTCCACAGGGAAGCCGTCAAAGAACCCCGACTCCGCCGCCGGCCCGGTGTACTCCGGGGTCTGCGGGAGGTAGATCGATGGCCCGTCATCGGCACCGATCCCGAAGTCCCCCGCGTTCAGGAAGGGCACGAGTACGAAGAAATGCCCGTACGCCTCCGCGAAGTTCAGCGTGAGCTTCCACGCGGAGTCGGGGAACGGGAGCGGATCGACGAGAGGCTCCGCGAGCAGCACGTCCGGCCCCACCACGTCGGCGGGCGGCTGCGTCGTCACGACCCACACCGTACCCGCCTGCGTGAGCCCGCCCGTGACGCGAGTGGAGTACCCGCTCGCAGTCGTCACGCCCGAGGAGGGGTCGAGGTAGCCCCACGAGGGCACGCGCGACCACACGCCCGCCGAGGTCACGTAGGCGCCCGTCGCGGTGCCCGAGTCGGCGAGGAGCACGATCTCCCCGCCCGTGATCACCACCCCGTCGATCGGGAACCCCACCCCGAACGGGAGGATCGGCGCCGTCTCGACCAGCTCCACCTCCGAGTCGGCCGGTGCGGTCGTGTAGTAGTCCACGGCGTCCACGTCCCAGAACAGCCCGTCGAACCCCCCCGAGGGCGCGCCGGGGAGCGCCTTCGCGGGGTTCGTCTGCACGTCGATCGCCGTCCCCTCGAAGCCAAGCGCCTCCAGAGCGCGCACGACGATCCGCCGGATCGCGTTCGGGCTCACCACGTCCGCGAGCCGCGCCGCCCGCTGACGGAACGACTCGTCCCCCTCGTTGATCCCGCGGTAGATCCCGCGGTCCGCCCCAAGGATGTACAGGTCGTCATCGCGACCGCCAGCGGGCACCGTTGCCGCCGCGATCTCCAGCCCGAGGTCGCGCCAGTCGAGCAGCGCCCACGTCACCCCCGCCGAGGTCGGCGAGGGCGCGTCCGGCACGAGCGGGCGCGAGGCGAGCACCGAGACGCGGGAGAGCACCGGGGTCGTCCCCGAGGGCGCCACCACCGTCTGCCGCACCCGCACCGCCGAGGGCCAGGAGAGCCCCGACACCGGGGATACGTACGCCCCGTACGTCACCGGGAGCGGCCAGGAGATCACCACCTCCCCCTCCTGCGTCTTTGCGCCGAGGCTCGGATCAACAAACGCGACCGCCTGCCATGCTGCGCCGTCCCACGCCTCGACCGTGATCAGGTAGTCGCCCGTCCCGACCTCGCCCACGAGCAGCACGAGCGCCGCGAGCGGGTACACCGAGGTCACGATCAGTTCGTCGCCCTGCGCGATCGGGGTCGCGAACACCGGCACGTCGTCCGGCACGTCCGAGATCGCCGCCGCCGTCCGGTCCGTGAACGTCACCGCCGCCGCGTCGAACGTCAGCACCTCCGAGGGGAGCGTCCGCGGCACCTCGTCGAGCACCACCTCGCGCGGGTACAGGGTCGATCCCGCCGGCAGCTCCGTCTGCGGGTCGCGCCACAGCGTGATCTTGCGCAGCGCCCCGAGGTTCGCCGCCGAGGCGGAGGCGTCGATCCGCACGTACAGCCCCACGTCCTCCGCGTCGAACAGATCCGGCACCCCCGTGTCCCGAAGCACAGCCGGACCCCCCGCGCCGTCACGGAACAGCGTCGCCGCGATGTTCGCCCGGTCGCGCGCCTCGTCCACGAGTACGAGTCCGTCCGGCGGGATCATCCCCGCATCGTCGGCGAGGAAGTCGAGATTCCCGACGAACCCCGGCACCTCGCACTCGATCACCACATCGACCGTCTTCGGCGACGGGTCGTTTGGCTCGAACACCACCCGCGTCACGTTGCGGTACCTCCGCCCGCCCGTCGCCCCGAACAGCATCTCGCCAGGCTCCGCCACGAGCGCCACGTCGAGATGCGAGGCGCGCCGCAGCGTCACCGTCGCCCGTGCGCGCCGAGGGCCGGATGCGGGCGGGCGGATCTGCCGCGAGTACGGGAGGTAGTACCGCGCCTGTGTGGAGTTGACACCCTTGGACGCGAGCACCGCGAACTGTTGCGCGAGCGCGCGGAACAGGGCGTACGACGGGTCCGCCTGGATCGGCGCGTGATACTCCACCGGCGTCAGCCGCCGGAACAGGTCGAGGAGTGCCCCGCGATCAGGAGGTTCGGCGGCCATGCGTGAAGTTCTCCAGGCGGTAGCCGTTGGCGATCTGCCGCTCGCGCCACTCCGCGACGTACGCCGCGAGCGCCCGAGCTCGCGCCTCGGGCGTCAGCGGATCGCGGTACTCCACACCCCCGTCGGGCCGCTCGACCCGCACCGGCCCGAGCACGTACCCGCACTCCCCGCACTCCAGCGGGGGCGAAGCCGACTGCTCCTCGCCCGGCACCACGACGAACAGCCGCTGCCCCACGCATCGAGGGCAGCGGAACCGTCCCGCGATCTGCGATCCGTACAGCATCGGTTAGGTACCGTTCAGCGTGATGGTATCGGCACGCGCTCGGAGGATCGTCCCCGTCGTCGGCACGACATCGCCCGCGGGCTCCACGACCGCGCCGTCCGGTACGATCAGTTGATCGGTCCCCTCCAGCGCCGAGACGATCGCCGCGCGCCGGAGCGTCACACCGGGCGCCGTCGCGTTGATCGCCGCGAGGATCGCCCCCCGCGCTCGCGAGAGCACCTCCACCGTGTTCGCGCCCGCCTCGAAGGCGAGCCCCACCACCCGCACCGTCACGTACTGCGGCACGGCGGGCACCACCGACACCGGCACCCCGAGCGCGCGGAACTCGTCGAGCTCGTCGCGAACCTCCGTCGCAAGTGCGGCGTTCGCCTGCCCCGCTACGTCCGCGATGTTGAGGAACACCCGATACCCCGGAAGGCTCGTCTCGGGCGCGAACAGCTCGATCGCCGTCGCCTGCGCCACGCGATCCACCGAGAGCCCGCCGAACTCGATCGCGCTCCGGGTACCCCTCCGCGCGTTCGCGAAGAAGGCACGCGCGCGCTCGCGGAGCTGGTCGTCCGTCTCCTGCGCCCGCCCACCCGCCGCGGGCTCGGGGTTCGTCACCACCACCGAGGAGTCCCCGAAGGTGCTGGACACCGTGCGGATCGTGTCCGCCGCCACGTTCCCCAGCTCGCCCGTCTCCTGCGCGACCGCCGATACCGTCAGCGGCCCGACCACGCCCGCGCCGAACACCACGTCCACGATCGACTGAAACACGAACCCCGAGTCGTCCGCGAACGACGACCCCGCCGGGATCGTCACCGGGAACGTGTTGGTGCGCGTCAGCCGGAGCACCGCCACCGCGGACGTCGGCTCGAACCGCGTGAGCTGATACCGATCGAACACCCAGCGGTCGAGCGCGTCGCCGCGCGCCGTCGAGAGCGAAAGCTCGTTGAACGCCGCCTGAAAGAACTGCGCAACCTCCTCGCCCTGCGCACCCCCGACGTTGAACACCACGTTCACGTCCGAACCCTCCGTGTCGATGATCGACACGTCGAAGCGCGTAGGCTGGAGGATCGCCTGCCGCCGCCCGGCCGCGAACAGGTCGGTCTGCGAGGGTACGTCGGCCATGGCGCGATCCTACACCCCTGTAGCCCCACTGCCGAGGAGCGGCTGCGGTGTGGTGCCCGTAGAGGAGAGAGGCACGTCGAACAAGATCCGCCGCTCGTCGCGGTTCGTCGTCACCACGAACACCTCGATGATCACGAACGACGCGCCGTCGCGCTGCACCGTGCCCACCGAGGCCGCCGCCTGCGTCACGTCGGGCTCGCGTCGCACCTGCTCAGCGATTCGCGACGCAAGCCCCTGTAGCTCGCCCGCCCGGATCAGCCGCTTGAGCGCCACGCCCACCCCGTAGCCCGGCAGGAACACGAACCCCGACGGGTCGGTCAAGATCCGCCGGATGATGCGCTTGCGCAACGAGTCGCGCTGCGCCTGGAGCGCGATGTCGCCGTTCGCGTCGAACTCGTACACGAGCGTCGGCCGCGACGGGTCGGTCGGGTCGGGAAAGATCGAGTACGCGAAATCCCGGTACTGCTCCTCGATCTGCGCCACCTGCGGGATCAGGTCGCGCGGGTACCGAGGCGCAGGCGTAGGCGCGACGAACACCGTCGGCCCGAAGTACACCTCCCCCGCAGCCCCGCGGATTGAAGGCGATAACGTCACCTGATACCGCACCCCCGCCTGTAGCGGCGCGTCCGTCGTCACCACGATCTGCGTCTCGTCGAGCGCGTCCGGCGTCGCCGTCGCGATCACGGGCTGGTACGTCGGCACCACCGCGCCGAGAGGTACGATCACGTCCCCGTTGCTCGCCACGATCGACGGGTCGAGCCCAGCAAGCGTGTAGTTGGCGGGGTTGATCGCCGAGCGCGCCCCTCCGGGGTCGAACGTGTCGGGCGGCACGTCGAACACCACGGAGATCGACCCGTTGCCGAGGATCACCACCCCCCGGCACGCGATGAGCCCTGGACCCCCGAGCGGAGAGGTGCCCAGAGGGTTCAGCCCGAGAGACGACATCGGATCAGGTCGCCGTGACCGTCAGGTACGCCGAACCGTCCGAGACGAGGATCGCCCCCTCCGTCGAGTCCCACACGAGC